TCAACACTACTATTATACCAAAGAGGACAGAACAATGCTATTGCCGGAAATTGATGAGAAAGCAACTATCAGAGGTTGCAAGCGTAAACTTCGAGAATATCCAAGATGGCGAGAGATAGCACACGATAGCGCCGAGCAGAAGATTACACAAGAGTTCACTTTTATGCCAAGAGGTGGCAGCGGAGTGAGCAGGCCAGTGGAAAATATCGCAGTTAGGCGTGTTGATGCTATGAACGAGCTAGAAGCCATAGAGCAAGCAGTTAGCGGGCTATATCGTCCAGACTATCGCAGAATACTGATAGAGAAATATCTGGCTTATCCACCTAAACCAAACTGGCAAATCGCCCAAGCAATAGGATTCGAAAGGACAGCCTTTCAAGAGCTACTTAATAATGCTATCCTAGCTTTTGCAGAACTGTACAGAAACGGTCAATTAGTCGTAGAACGCTGAAATTTCGGTATTTTGACGGTTAAAGCTCGGTATCTTACAACTGTTTAAAGTGGTATTATTATATTATCGAAGAAAATCAGAGACAGCTCACTTTGTGGGTTGTCTTTTTCAGTATCAGAAAGGAGTTGATGGAAAATGGGATGACCGAGAAACAAATAAAGTTTGCCGATGAGTACATCATCAGCCTAAATGCTTCCCAAGCATATAAGAAGGCTTATCCTAATATTAAAAACAATGATGTTGCGAAAGCTAACGGAAGTAGACTGCTTGCTAAAGCTAACATCAAGGCTTATATAGACGAGCAACTCGAGAAATTAAAGTCGGAACGTGTTGCGGATCAACAAGAGGTCATGGAGTTTCTCACTGCCGTCATGCGTGGAGAGGTTGAAGAACCCTTGCTTGTTCTAGATGGCGAGGGTATGCAACGCATTGCTCAAGCTAAGCCGAATGTTGCCACCCGTCGAGCTGCGGCAGTTGATATCGGCAAACGTTACAGAATGTGGACAGATAAGGTCGAAGCCGATGTAACGCAAGATATCAACATCAATGTCGGTGAATGGGATGACGATTAATCTTGAAATCAATCCAAGCAAGGTGTTTAATCGGCATATCTATGAGCATTTGTTTGATTACGACACATTCACTGAGGTTCATTACGGCGGAGCGTCTAGCGGTAAGAGCCACGGGGTCTTCCAGAAGATAGTCCTCAAAGCTCTTAAAAAGTGGGATAAGCCCCGCAAAATATTGATATTGCGTAAGGTAGGGTCTACGGTTCGTGATTCGGTGTTTGCGGACGTGCTAGCAGCCTTGTCTTACTTTGGTGTGCTTAATCTATGCAAGGTTAACATGAGCGCATTCCGTATTGAATTACCAAACGGAGCCGAACTGATTTTTAAAGGGATGGATAACCCAGAGAAAATCAAGTCTATCAAAGGCATTTCAGACGTTGTGATGGAAGAAGCGTCAGAGTTTACGCTTGATGATTACACACAGCTAACACTTCGCTTGAGGGACAAGGCTCACAAACAAAAACAAATCTATTTGATGTTCAACCCAGTGTCTAAGGCCAACTGGGTATATAACGCATTCTTTGTGAAGAGCCCTAAGAATACAGTGGTTTATCAAACGACGTACAAGGATAATCGCTTTCTGGATGACTTGACCAAGGAGAATATCGAGGAGCTAGCCAACCGAAACGAAGCCTACTACAAAATCTATGCTTTGGGTGAGTTTGCCACCCTCGATAAGTTAGTATTTCCAAAGTACGAAAAGAAATTACTCAATAAGGACGAGCTTAAACAGCTACCGTCCTTTTTTGGTCTTGACTTTGGTTTTACAAACGACCCCACGGCGTTTATGCACGTCAAAATAGACCGAGAGAATAAGCGGCTATATATCCTAGAGGAGTATGTCAAAAAGGGCTTGCTTAACAACCAGATAGCAGAAGCTATTACTAGCCTTGGTTATTCAAAAGAGGTGATTATGGCCGACTCGGCGGAACAGAAATCCATTGCTGAATTGCAAACGCTGGGCTTGCGTCGAGCTATTCCGGTAGACAAGGGCAAAGGCTCAGTTCTACAAGGGATTCAGTTCCTGCAGCAATTCGACATAATCGTTGATGAAAGATGCGTCAAGACGATTGAAGAGCTTGAAAACTATACATGGCAGAAAGATAAGTATACAAACGAGTACATCAACAAGCCATGCGATAGCTATAACCACTGTATCGATGCGATTAGGTACGCACTGCAGAACCTTATTTTCGTCAAGGATAGGCAGGATGTAGACGCTAAGATTAGACGGGTTAACAAATTGATAAGGAGATAGAATGACGAACACAACACATAGTGCTGACGACATTTTACATGAAGGACAGTACATTCCTAGATCATACCAATTCGAGCGAGACATGGAACCGACTAGCTTGCAGAAACGTGAAGACTTCCTTCATTTTCCCAAAGAAGCTAACACCCACTTCATGGCTCAATCAGCGGATGACCTAGTGGACACGTTTCAAGGGCGAGAGAAGTTAGAGAAGATGGTGGCTCAGTTTCAAGACGAGCAGGTAGACCGCTTGAATATCCTAGAGAGCTACTCAAACGGGAACAATTACACGATTCTAAACGGGCGCAAACGACTAGAGCCAGAGAAAGCCGACTACCGTATTAGGCACGACTTAGGCGGACAAGCTAGCCGTTTCTTCACTGGTTACACAGTAGGGCAACCTATTTCAATCGGTGCTACCGATACTAACAGCGACTTGACGGCTATTGATGGCTTCAACGCTTACAACGACATTGAAGCTCTTAACCGTGAGCTGGTCTATGACGCTTCACGCTTTGGACGAGCATTTGAGCTGCATTATTATGACGAGTTTGGCAATCCTGCAGTGGTCTTGATTGACGCAAGAGAGATGTTCACAATTCGCAGTGCAGACGTCCGAAAGGATATCATTGCGGCTGTTCATTGTCCGGTGTACAACGGTGAAATGTTTGTCACGGTATACACCGACAACAAAATTGTTAGCTATGACCCAAACTGGCAGGAAATCGAACGCAAAGGGAACCCGTTCGGAATGGTGCCAGTGGTTGAATGGCAGAATAACCGAGAGCGTTCGGGAGACTGGGAAAAGGGCATTCCAATCATCGACGCTTACGACGCAGCAGAGTCAGACACGGCTAACTACATGTCAGACCTTAACGATGCCATGCTTGTTATCAAGGGTGACGTTGAAAGTACCGGCATGAATGCGTCTGACATCATGAAAATGAAACACGCTAACATGCTAGTGCTTGAGAGCGGTGTCGGACACAGCGGACAGCAAACGTCGTTAGATGCCGGTTATATCTACAAACAATATGATGTCAGCGGCGTTGAAGCGTATAAGTCACGTTTGATTAAAGACTTCTTCCGCATTGTTGGGTTGCCTAACTTGCAAGACGATTCGACTTTCTCAGCTACGTCTGGGATTGCTATCCGCTACAAGCTCGTTGACTTGCAGCAGGTTACAGCCGTTAAGCGTGGGTTCTTTGTCAAGGCGCTCAGACGACGCTATAAGCTGCTTGAGTTGCTATCTAACAATCTCAAAGGTATCGAACCAGTGGATGCTGACATGCTGACATTTACGTTCCATGAGAACCTACCAACGGATGTATGGGCTGAGATTCAATCTGCTATCAATTCGGGTATGGAAATCTCACAAGAGACGCTTATGGAATCAGCTAGCTTCACAGACGCTCGCAAAGAAAAGAGCCGTTTGCTCAAAGAAGGCGGGGCTACTGATCTAGAAGTTAGCCAGATTGTAGGTGTTGAGGATGATGACGAATAATGAACGCTACAATGCTGAACGAAAAGCACAATCAGACCTAATTAAGCGCGACATAGAGCGTGACAAGGTCTTAAAAGAGCTCTATCAAGCGTCATATAACCGTATGCAAAGCCAAATAAACGGGTTTTACATGCGATATGCTGACAAAGAGGGGCTAAGCCGTGCTGAAGCGATGAAACGAGCTAGTGAGTTCGATGTTACTGAGTACAGAGACCGAGCTAGAAAGGCAGTAGTCGAGAAGGACTTCTCACACGGCACTAATCAATGGCTAAGACTGTTTAACTTAAAAATGAAAGTCAGTCGGTTGGAGCTACTCAAAGCAGAATTAAGGCTTGAAATAGCTAGTCTTATATCAGATGTTAACGAAGTCTTCGATAAAGCGCGTGAGAGTGAATATTTAGCTGAATTTAAGCGCCAAGCGGGTATCTTAGGCAATTCTGCTGTCAATGCGGTAAGTCGTATGAGAGCAATTTTAGACGCTGATTTCTACGGTCAGAATTTTAGTCGCAGAGTTTGGGGCAGGAACGGACTTCATGCAAACATGCAGAAGGATGTGTTTAGCTCGTTAGCACGTATCTTCACCGACATGGACGGTTTTAAGCAGGAACGGCAACGATTAGCTAAGAAATATAACACAAGCCAAGCCAACGCCCAACGATTGCTCAAGACCGAAATAGCTCGCATTAATGCTGATACAGAATTGATGTTGTTGAAGGAGAACGACTTCACACATTTGATCTATGTTGCAGAAAGTGGGGCTTGCGATATCTGTAAGCCTTTGGATAGAAAAGCCATACCAATCAACAAGGCGGAAAAAGGGGTTAACATGTACCCAATGCACCCTAACTGTCGTTGTTCGGCGTATGGACATATCAAAATGGAATATAAAGCCGGCGGCAGCACGCTTGATGAAGAAGCTGTTAACGGCGTTTGGGGCGAGTAAGCCCTTGTCCAGACCGTGCTGAGGACGTTATAAAAGCTGCATGAGTTCGTCGAGGTTGGACGTAAAAGCGTAAAGAAAGGAGCCTATCATGGCAGAAAAAGAACTTGAAACAGTTGAGAATCCTCAAGAGGTTGAAGCTAGCCAACCAGAAAAAGAGGAGAAGATGGTGTCAGTTGCTGAGATGCAGCGTAGACTCAAGCAGATGGAAGAAAAACATACTCTTGAAATCGCTGATATGCAAACCGGTATTCAATCTCAAATCGAGGAAGCCGTTGCTAAAGCTAAAATGAGTGAAGAAGAACTTCAAGAGCTGCAACAGAAACAGCGGGATAAAGAATTCGAAGAAGCCCAGAGCACAATTGCAGCACTTCAAGCCCAAATCGCTCAACGTCAAATGCAGGATATCGCTATTAAAGAGCTCGAAGCTCAAGGTGTGCCTGTCAATGAGTCAACGCTCGCTTTCGTTGTCAAAGGCGATGAAGAAGCTACTAAGCTAGCTGTTTCAAACATGGCTAACATCTTAAACTTGCAGAAACGAGAGGAAGCCAAAGCTCTACCACCTCGCACAAGCGGTGGAGAGGAAGGGCGTTCACATCGTGGAAAAGACAAGTTTGATAAAGCCAAAATCACTAATTTCTAATTTAAGAAAGGAGAGCGCATGGCTCAACAAAAATTCAATCCGGACACAGTCCTCTTGTCTGATTCTCTTGGAAAAGAGATTACATCAGAATACATCACTGATCTATTCACTGACGAACTTGTTAAAACTTCAAAAGTCATTCAGCTTGGTCAAAAAGTTGAAATGGAAGGTAAAATGGTCCGTAAAGGCGTAGAAGTTGGTCAATTGACAGACGCTTACTTTGTTGGTGAAGGTCAAAAAATCGGTACTGCAAAAGTACAAACCAAATCTTACGTTCTTGAATCTCGTAAATTGGCAGTTATCTTGCCAGTTACAGAAGAAGTCCTCAACTACACTTGGACTGACTTCTTCGAATCAATCAAGGACAAGATTGTTGACTTGTTCAACAAGAAAATCGACGGGGCGGCGTTCCTTGGTTTGTATAACAATCCATTCGGTGCTAACGTTTTGGCGTCTGCTAAACGTGCTCAGAACATCGTGTCTGGGGACATCAACCTCAATAACATCTATGACGTTGAGGACAAGTCAGAAAAAGAACCTAACGCATTCGTAGGACACCGCACAATCAACCGCACACTCCGTGGAATTGTGGACAATGTGAACGGTGGTCAACACATCTTCACTAAGCCAGCTAACCCTAACGCAATCGGTGAGCTTGATGGTCTTCCATACTCACAACTTCAATTGCAAGACGGGCAAACTTACCCAGCAGGTACATTGATTACTGGTAACTTCAACGGCTTGGTGTACGGTATTCCAAACGGCACTAACTTGCGTCTTAAAATCGCAGACCAAGCTACTTTGTCTAAAGTTCAAAACGATGGCACACTTGATTCTGGTGATGTTCATTTGTTCGAACAAGACATGCAAGCACTCCGTGCAATCTTTGAAATTGCCGTAGCGATTCCAAATGACGAAGCATTTGCAGCCATCCAACCAGTAGGAGTCTAGTCGGGAGGTTTAAATGGCTTATAAAGCTAAGATTACATTCCGTGACTTGCAAGATAACGAGTATATCTACCAAGTCGGGGAAGTTTACCCACGAGAAGGCTATGAGCCGTCAAAAGAGCGTGTGGCAGAAGTTCTTGAAAAAGGCGGTATCGAACCAGTCGAGCCGTCAAAAGAGCTTACAGTCAAAGAGCTCAAAGCAAAACTTGATGAAGCTGGTATCGAGTATGATGCCAAAGCGAAAAAAGCAGATTTAGAAGAACTTCTAAAAGATGCGGAGGAGGTCTGAAATGAACGATATCCAACTTGAGAAGATTAAGCGTCGGTTGGGTATCGACGTTGAAGACAAACTTGAGGATAAATTGATTGAAGACTTAGTCAACGACGCTGAGAGCTATTTCAAAGCACTAGTTGGAACAGCCGAGATTGACAAGAAGTATCATTTCATCATCGAAAATGTTGTTTACAAGCTCTATGGTCGTAAGGGATCAGAGGGTGTTAAAACCGAGAACATAGATGGCTATTCAGTCACTTACGAAGACTGGGACGACATGTTCAAACCTTACAGAAAGATTCTGGATAAAGATTTCGGGCTAGACGGCTCGTTGGCTAGAAAAGGTAAGGTGAGGTTCTTATGAAGACGCCACACCGCATTAAGCTAGTGAAGCAAGGTGTTTCGACTTACAACCCGATTACTGACAAGCACGAAGAAAAGGCACAGTCTAGTAAGATTGTGCCTTGTTTGGTTAACTTCATTGACCAACAGCGTGCATTTGAAGCCTACGGGAGCAGGTCAGACGTTGTCATGATATGCCGATTCAGTCAAGAGCAGAAGCCGTTTGACTACGCTCTATACGAGGGCAAGAAGTATTACCCTATCGAACAGATTGACGCACCGATTAAGGGCGCAATTCGATTGAAAAGAGGTGAGCTAAATGGCTAACTTTTCAATTGAATGGCGTGGGGATTTAGAACTTGCTGCCGCATTAGGAAATGCAAGCCAAAAAATAAAAACCCAAGCTAACAATGTCCTAAAAAACGCCGGGGAGAAGGGTACTAACATTGCTCAGAGTAAAGCCCCAGTAGATACCGGCTTTTTGAAGAGTGAAATCACCGGTCTTCCAAAAGGCGAGGAATATCATATTCACGCTGCCGCCTCATATAGTGGTTATCAAGAATATGGCACACGTTATCAGCCGGGGACGCCATTCATGCGCCCCATGATGACAGAAATCGAGCCTTATTTCACTGAACAAATCCGTAAAGTTATGGAAGGAGCCTTTAAATGACACCTAGCCATGATCTATTCAGAAATCTATTTGCTATTGCTAGTGAGACGGTAGCAACTTACGACTACTTACCCGATTCATCCGCTAGCTATCCTTTCGCTTTCATTGGCGAGAATAGCTCAGCACCTACGCTCAATAACGACAATTTTGGAACGATAAGACAAACCGTCCATATCTACGGACTTAGAGTGCAACGTGCAGAGCTAGACGCCCACTGCCAAGCGTTAGAACAAGCTAGCGAACGAATTAAAGGGTTTGAATACAACTTATTGAAAACTGGTACAGACAAGCAAGTCTTACCGGATAATACAGACGTCCAGCCATTGATCCACATTGTGCTGGATTTTTCATTTTCATATACCAAAAAGGAGGAATAAATGGCAGAACTTATTTTGGGTAAAGACCTAATGGTCTTCTTCCGTCGTGTCAAAGACCAAAAGACACAAGATGCTGCTAAAGTACGTTTCCAAACAGAACACACTATCAACGCTGAGAAAGAGGTCGAAACTACCAAAACTAAAGACGGTGTGGTTAACTCAATTTCAGACGGTGAAGTGTCTGGGGAATTCGTATCACTTGCATATCGTGAAGATGGCACTACTACGGAAATGTGGCGTGAAATGCGTAAATGGTTCATCGCAGGTGACAAAGTAGAGTGCTGGCAAGTTGACCTTGCTTCTAAACGTGCGTCTGGTGGAAAAGATGTCTATGACGTTGAATATTACCAAGGCTATCTTAAAAACTTTGAAATTTCAGCACCAGCTGACGACAAAGTGGAGCTTTCTTACGAAATGGCTATCGACGGCAACGGTATTATTTCAACTGACAGCTTGACAGAAGCTCAGAAGAAAGCAGTTGCAAGCGCTCAATACGACTATCACACTCTTGCTAAAGAAGACAGCCTAGTTTCATCTATCTAGTCTAACTGCAGGGGCTTTGTGCCCTTGCTTTTTTTGTGTAAAGGAGAAATAAAACATGATTCTATCTATCAACGGACGAGACTTTAATTTGACTTTCGGAATTAAGTTTTTGAAGGAGCTAAACAAGTTACACTCAGCAGAGCTTGAAGGCATGAAAACCGGTTACGGTGCTATGACATTGATTTCGGCGGGGGTTGCTATCAATGACCCTCTTGCATTTGTGAACATCATTAAAGCCGGTACGATTACGGAACCCCAAAAACCTAGCGATGCAGACATTGAAGCCTATCTTACTGATTTGATTGACAAAGGCGAATACAAAGAGACAATCAACTCTATCTTCGACGAGTTAAAAGCGGTATCCCTACTCAAACTCGCAATGAACGTTCAAGAGTAGGGCAAAGTCAACCAGATTATGATTTCAGCTATGACGACGCAATGGCCCTCTTGATTGCAAGGCACGGCATGAGCTACGTCGAAGCAGCTAGAACAACGCTTGTTGAATTCGAGGTATACAATACCGCTTACGCAATTAAACAAGAGGATATCCGTTTCAACGCAGCAATTCAAGCATGGTATAACCAGACCGTGCAAGCCACCAAAGGCAAGGGCAAGAGTGTTCGCTCAGCTTACAGAACCTTTAATGAGTTTTACGACCATGAGAAAGAGTTCAGCAAGATATTTAAACCAGAGGACACTGTGCCTAGAAGTCGAGCGCTCTCGTTAGCTGATAAGAATAGGATCATCAATCAAAAAATGAAAGGGGGTAGTTAATGGGAGCATCTTTTGACGTTACGGCTATACTTCGTGCCAACTCAAGCGACTTCACCAACGGCGTTAATGCTGCTAGGTCTGCCCTTGCTGATTTGAGAAATCAGTCTGGGGGCATGCTTGCTCAAGTTGGTAGCAGTTTAAAGTCAGTCGGTAGCGCCATGCAATCAGTCGGGGCTGGAATGACTACAGCTTTCACACTGCCAATGGTAGGTGGATTAACTGCAGTCATCAAAGGCTATGCAGACCTTGAGCAATCGTTGGGTGGTGTTTCTACGCTATTCAAACAGAACGGTTCAAGCGTCAATGCCCTTGCCAGAGACTACGGCATGACCAGACAGCAAGCCCAAGAACTCTATAATACAATGGATCGTGAGGGCACCAACGTCATTGAAAACGCCAACCGAGCCTATAGGACGGCTGGTGTGTCTGCTAACCGCTATATGGAGCAGGTAACGTCGTTCTCAGCTACCTTGTTACAAGGTCTAGGCGGTGACACTGCCAAGGCTGCGAAATACGGGGATAAAGCCCTTGTCCAAATGTCTGATAATGCGAACAAGTTCGGTACTAACATGACGGACATTCAAAACGCTTATCAAGGTTTCGCCAAGGATAACTACTCAATGCTGGACAACCTGAAACTTGGTTATGGTGGTACCATGTCCGAAATGGCTCGCTTGGTCAATGAATCTGGTGTCTTGAATGGTGAATTTGAAGCTACAGCTGACAATATCCGTGATATTCCATTTCATACCTTGATTGATGCCATCGGTATTACTCAAGATAGATTGGGAGTTACCGGAACGACTGCTAAAGAAGCAAGTACAACCGTTTCGGGTTCGTTTAATTCCATGAAAGCAGCCGCTGAGAACTTAGTGGCCGGTCTTGGTAACAATGAAGCTAATATCAAGCAGCTCATGGAGAACATGAAGCAGACTATCATCATATTTAAAGATAATGTGGTGCGTGTTCTAGGGACTATCTGGGACAATCTGCCAGTGGACGGATGGGTTAAATGGGCAGCGCTTATCGTTGGAGCAGCGGGGCCTATCATCGCAATACTTGGGACCCTAATCATTTGGGTTGGTAACGTTGTTTCTGCATTGAGCACAATTGGTGGCGCTATCAGCTCGCTTGCTGGATTCTTCTCAAGTGGTACCGCAGCAGTAGAAGGCTTTTCAATGGCTTTCGAAGGTGGCGAAGCCATGATGGTTTCATTTGGTAGTGCTGCCAGTGGTGTTTCTGCTGCTGCCCTTGCTGCGTTCGCTGGGATTGCGTTAGCGGTTGGGATGGTAGTAGCTGCGCTTGTTGATTTGTGGAATCATAACGAGAATTTCCGTTCACAAGTCATTGCAATCTGGGAAACCATCAAGAGTGCAATCACTAGCGCTGTTCAAGCCATTGTGTCATTTGTCATGTCAATTTGGGGTCAGTTGACGTCATTCTGGAACGAAAACCACGCCTTGATTATGCAGACAGCGACGACTTACTGGAATATGTTCAAGAGCATGATTGAAAACGTCATGAACGCTATTCTGCCAGTCGTTCAAACTGGATTGAATTTGTTGATTACGCTGTTCTCAACGAGCTGGCAAATGATCACAACGGTCATTTCAACAGTTATCGATGTTATCCTCAATATCATTAAGATGGGTATGCAGATTCTACAAGGTGACTGGTCTGGAGCGTGGGAAACGTTCAAAACCATCTTGTCTACTGTTTGGGAAGGCATCAAGTCACTTGTTTCAATCGGTATCAATGCTATTGGTCCAATTATCCAAGCGGGGATTCAGTTCATTCTTGCGATTTGGGACGCAGCATGGGCATTGTTAGCTGTTCCATTCCAAGCGCTTTGGGCATTGCTTCAACAAATCGCTGGCGGAGCTATGACTGCCATTAGCGGTGTTATTAGTGCTGGTATTGCTGTGATTCAATCCATTTGGTCAGCAGCGTGGACGGTTATCCAGACAGTGTTCTCAACAGTTTGGAATACAATCACGTCTATTCTGTCACCTATCATGGCCGGCATATCAAGCATTATTTCAAGCACTTTGTCAGCTATCCAAGCGATTTGGAACGCCATCTGGACGGGTATTCAAGCTGTTTTAGCTGGTGTATTGGCTGCTATCGTCGGATTGGTTACTGGTAACTTCTCGCAAGTTCAGGCGGCTATTTCGTCAATTATGTCAGCTATTCAAGCCACTATCAGCGCGATTTGGAACGCCATCTTGTCGCTTATCAGAAGCGTATTGAGTGCGATTGCTAGCACTGTATCAAGTACATGGTCAGCGATTCAATCTGCTATTTCAAGTGCTATGAGTTCTGTTCAGAGCATCATCAGCTCAGCTTGGAGCGCTGTTAGATCAGCAGTATCAAGTGCCATGAGCTCTATTCAGTCAGCTATTACTAGCGGATTTAGTGCCGTGGTATCAGCGGTAACAAGTGCCGGTCAGCGTATCATTTCAGCGGTCCGCTCAGCGTTCAGCGGTGCTCTTAGTGCAGCCCGTGGATTCGTCGGGCAAGCTGCCAGCGTCGGTGCTAACCTTATTAGCGGTTTCGTTAGCGGGGTTACATCCGCAGCCGGCAAGCTGATTTCAGCAGTTAAAGGTGCGGTAAGTAATGCCATCAACGGAGCTAAAGCCTTGCTTGGGATCAAATCGCCATCCCGTTTATTCCGTCAATTCGGTATCTACACGGATAAAGGTTTCATCATCGGTATTGATAGCAAAGCGGACCAAGTGGCCCGTTCAATGCGCTATATGGCTCAAGGTGCTATCGACGCATTCACCGGTCAAAATATCAACGGAGCCATCACTGATGAACTTGGTAGCATGGATGGTCAGTTAGGTCGTTTGGCAGGGTATGACCCATCAGTTTCGTTCAACGGCGGCAAGATGTCAGTTACCCAACAAGCAGCGGATATCGTCCTTAAAATGGGTGATACAACTTACAGAGCATTTACTAATGACATCACTAACGCTCAATCAATGGAATTAATGCTTGATAACTATTAAGAGAGAAAAGAGGTTTTAGCTAATGTATGATTATGCTTCATTGAAGCGCACGGAATCAACGGTGCTACAAAGAGCGCCAGTTGATAACATGCGTATCAACGGAACACCAATTGAAGATATCATCCAAGGATATCGACAGCTTACAGTTAAGGGGCGTTCGTTGCTTAACCGTGAAATTTCAACTACTCGTGTTCCGGGACGCCGTGGTGTCTGGGTGGACAGCGTCAATGACTCAGAGCGTGAGATAGAAGTTAAATATCAGTTAACTACGGTCACTAGCCAAGTCATGAGAACGTCTTTCCGAGAGCTTAATCGCATCTTGAGAGAGGTAGGCCCTAGCGGGTACCTTGAAGTAACTTTTGATGATGAGCCGGATTTCACTTACTACGCCATTTTTAAAGAAGCGGACGAAATCGAGGAAGACAGGCTTTCAGTCATTAGCAGTTTTGTTCTGCTAGTGCCAGACGGCTATAAAAAACGAGTTCCAGAGCGTTCTAACGACATTGTTTATCTAACTTATGCTAAGAAAGTGATACCTGAGAAGATTGTAGCTGTAACATCGACGGCGGCAACAGAATTTGAAATCATCAACGGTCAAACCAAGCTATCGTTTAAGGGTAGCTATGCAGCCAATAAGGAAATCGTCATTAAATTCGGTACAGAAGAAGTGACAGCTACTTATGATGGGCGTAATATCCTAAGCGAATTACAACGTTTTAGCCCGCTTGAGCAGTTCTATGTTAAGGACGGCGACAGATTGACCGGCAAAAATGTAACTATCCGTGAGGTACAGTGGAGGGATGAAAGTCTATGATCTATTTATTCGATAAGGATGAAAAACTTATCAAGATTGTTCGCAAGCCTGCAATTAAGAAGGCTTTGCAGAAATTCAGTCTTACCACTGAAAACTACATTTCAGACCGCTTGACCGTCGAAATGAAAGCCTTGAAGGATGACGAGCTGGAAAAACTGGAATACATGGCTATTCAGTCAATCGACGATACCCACAAATTCCATTACTTCTACATCGCCCAAGGCAACACCAAAGGGGATATCACAACGCTTATCGGTGTTCAGTCTGGCATTGAGGAGCTACGCAAGACAGTCGTTTACGACAAGCGCCCAACAGACCAACGTGCTAGACCAGTCATTGAATGGCTCTTGACTGGCACAAACTGGTCTCCTCGTTTCATTGCTGAAACAAACCCAAAGAGTACCAATTTCTATTACATTTCCACATTCGATGCACTGAAAAAGGTGTGCAAAGTGTGGGGCTTAGAAATGCAGTTCTTTGTTGAAATGAACGGCGCTCAGATTGGCGCTAGATACATTGATTTCAAGCGCAAAATAGGTGAAGCAGTCGGTAAGCGTGTTGTCTACGGTCATAACGCCCTTGAAATTCTACAAGAGGTTGAAAAGACAAACCTATACACCGCCTTGGTTGGTCGTGGTAAAGGGGAACAAGTCAGCTCAGCGGAAGACACCGGCAAAGATGCCGATGGCTATGGTCGAAAAATCAACTTCGAGGAAGTTGTCTGGTCAAAAGCCAAAGGGGACCCACTAGACAAGCCACTTGGTCAGAAGTATCTTGAAATCCCCGAAATGACCGCTAAATACGGGATTAAACAACCAGACGGCAAGATGCGCCCAAAGATTGGCTTTGTCGAATTTAGCGAGGAAGAAGACAAGAACGAACTTATCAAGCAGACTTACGAGGCTTTGATTGAGTCTTCAAGACCTAAGTTGACACTTAAAACGTCAACGGTTTATCTCAAGGATGTTCAAATCGGGGACACTATCCGAGTAGTTCGACACGACAGACACCTTGATTATGATACACGTATCTTTGAGATTACATTCAACCGCTTAAACAATGAATCTAGCGACATTAAGCTAGGGGACCGAGTTAGCGAAAGCAATGACGCAAAGGTACAGAATACCGTCAACAAAGCTCTTGATGAGTTTAAAGTCGGTGAGTTTACTGAGTTTGTCAAAAAGTTGCCAGAGTTTATCCCGTCAGCTAATGGTTTTAACCATAACTGGTACACAAGCACTGATCCAACTGAATCTCACCCCGGACAAGTCCTAATCAATGATTCTTGGTACAAGCCGGACCCAGAACATGAGGGGCACACTATCATGTATCGCTGGACCGGTGAAATGTGGCAAGAGGTTTTGAGAACGTGGGACGGTACGGGGCTGCAAGACAAAATCAAGAAAGAGTTTGAGAAAGTCGCAGCCGACATGGCTAAACAGCAATCAGAACACGACAGAGTGGTTGCTGAAATCACAGCCAAGGCTACTAATGCGGAAACATTAGCTAGCTCAGCTAAATCAACCGCAGAGGACGCTTTTAGCCATCTAAACGACGTCAAGAGTGAAGCTATCGCAGAAGCACGTTATTTGGACACCGTCGAGCGTGCAGAGACAGAGAAGAAGATTGCTGCGTCTAAAAAAGACGCGCTATCAGAAGCTGTCAAACTGGTCGATAATGCTAAAAGTACGCTAAACACGGACTTATCAGAAACTGAAAAGAAAGTTGAAGCTCTAAAAGGTTCTATTGGCACATTGTCAAACGACACGTCTGTACAGTTTGCCAAAATCAACAACGCCTTGATTTCAGTAGCTAGCAAGCAAGATGTTGACAAAGTCAGTCAGCGCGTGTCTAATGCTGAGACGGTTTTGACACAGCAAGCAGGGCAGATTTCTGCCAAGGCTAGCAAAGAGGATGTCAACGCTGTTTCTGGACGTTTAAACAAGGCTGAGAGCTCGTTGACAGTTCAGGCTGGGCAAATCAGCCAGAAAGCCAACAAGCAGGACGTAGACACGCTGACAGGACGTGTGGATCGTGCTGAAACATCAATCACTCAACAAGCTAATGAGATTAGTCAACGAGTGAAGACAAGTGATTTTAACAACGCTACTCAGAGACTTGCGACGGCTGAAAGTTCAATCACTCAGCTAGGAAATAAAATCACTACTGAGATTAGCCGAGTAGACAGCAAGATTCCGACAGATTTTGGCAGTCGTAACTTGATTTTGAAATCAGCAGACTTCGAGAACTTACACCGTCAGCCGTCAGGAAGTAATGCTACTACCGACAGTCAGACCTACATCATCGATTCCCAAAACTATCCTAATGATGTTTATGCTGGAATCTCATGGGATATGGCCGTTACGAAGATTGAAACCGGCGAAACATTCTCACTTCTAGTCCCGATTTACATCGACAGCAGCATCGATATTGATTTCGGCGCTAAAATTATGATAAAAAATCATAAAAACAATGACCATTTATTCGTCTTTGACATACCGACGGGCGTTAAAGATGAATGGTTTGATGTCAAATTGACGTTTACTACTAGCAAGAGCGTTGAGCTCGGAGAGTGGCCGTTTTACATATCAGTGGTCAGAAATGGGTATCTGAAAATCAAACCGCCTATGTTAGTTAGAGGGGCTCTCATTCCGCTGCAGCATACAGTGGCGCCAGAGGACACCGAAGCTGAAATCAGCACGGTTAAAACGACGATTACACAGACCGAGCAGGGTGTTAGTCAGTTATCTCAGAAACAATCTGAAACAGATAGTCGCATGACTAACGCTGAAACCAGAGTTAGTCAATTGGTCGGTGAAATGTCGTCGAAGGTATCGAAGACAGATTTTGACAAATTGTCCAAGAGCGTAGCGGCTAATAGTACCGCAATCACTCAGACTGATAGCAAAATCAGTTTAAAAGCAGACCGGACAGAAGTCCAAACTGCCAAAGCTACGGCTGACAGTGCAGTGTCTAAAGGTCAAGAGTTAGAGCGTAAAATCAACCAGACTAACGCAGAATTACGTGTTACAGCGGATTCTATCGCTCAAAAGGTTTCAAGAGTTGATTTTGACAATCTTGGGAATAAAGTCACTAACGCTGAAACGCAAATCAACACATTGGCTGGCAAGATTGAAACTAAGCTATCTAGAGTAGACCTAGATAGAACCATCGATAGCAGAGGGTTTGTGTCGGCTACTACTGTCACAAATCTCATTCAACAATCAGAGCGAGGGACAACCCAGCTTATTAGCGAGGTTAAGAAACAAATCCCGTCAATCGGACAAGTCGGCGGCGAGAATTTAATCCAAAACTCGGCATTCCCACAAAACATAGACGGCTGGGGTACATGGATTTATGGACAAGGGAATAAGAATTTATTCGTAGATAAGCACAGTGCTTACTACAATAACACTAGAGAGCTGTTCCGTTTGTACAATGCAGAAGTTCAACTCACTGCGACAACGCCAGCGTCCACTCGAAGGATCCCTCTTAAGAGAAACACTGCTTACCGAGTTAATATCTCGCTAATTGGCAGCGATAACTTGGCCGGGGCTGACATTTATTTGCTCGTTAGAAAAGCGGGAGAGACCAAAGACTACACTAACGTCTATCACTTGAAACACATCAACGGTCCAGAGATTAGCACGCTTAAGCGGTTTGGATTAACTGTCCAAACCGGAGAATTCGATGAAGGATATATTCGGATTGATAACAGAGGGCGCACGGATGCACGACCATCAAACTTGTTTTTCACAGAATTGGATTGCTATGAGGGAACCATGGACCGTGCTTGGCAACCGTCTTCAAAGGACGTAAGTCAAGAGGTTACAGTTAAATTCAATGAAATCAAGTCAACCGTTGACGGTTTCAGCCGTACCATTGGCGAACATGGGCAGTCTATTTCTCAGATTATCCAAGATGCCAAGGGTACAGTTTGGAAAGTTGAGAACCTAGAGGATAAGTGGGCGTTTAATCTCGGTGTCACTAACAAGCAACTAGACAAGCTAGACACTGGGCTTGAAGCTACCAAGTCCGAAATGTCGCAGATTGCTGGTTCATGGGCAGTCAAGAATCTGACAAGGTCTGGTGATGTGCTCAACCAAATCAATCTCAACAAGGACGGCTCAGTTAAAATTGATGGTAAACTGGTTCAAATCACCGGTTCTACTTACATCGAGGATGGTGTCATTAGCTCAGCCAAAATCGGAGAACTGTCAGCGAGTAAAATCACTAGTGGACGCTTAAACGCTTCACTGGTTGACGTTGTCAATCTAAACGCTTCAAGTATTACTAGTGGTACGTTTACCGGTTTAAATTATCGTGGAGGCAAAATAGAAGGGCTCAACGGCTCAATGCGAGTTGACTTAAATCAATCTGAGATTCATTTCTACGATAATGCAACGATTGAATTTCACAATAAAGACAACGCGCTGGTTCGGCGTAAAGGGCCACACACAGCGTTTGTGCACTTCAACGACACCCCACCAGACGAAGACCAGAATACCGGTTCGTTGTTTGCGGCGATAGGCGTAACATCTTCTGGAGACGGCATAAATTCAGCGTCATCCGGTCGTTTTGCTGGGCTTCGTGTGTATCGTGCTGCAAGAGGTTTGGAGCATAACGCAGTTTTTGACCAAGCCGAACTGTACGGTGACAGAATCTTGCTAAAAGACGACTTCTACTTTAACCGAGGGTTCTCTTTCCACCCAGCTTCACTACCTGATGGACGTTGGATAAATGTTACCAATCTTGCGTTTGCCGCTGCGGCTCTCGCTAGGGTCTGGCAGCATTTCCTAAACGTTGGAGGGAACGGAAAGGATCCTGCGTTTATCAACGCTTTAAAAAACGAACAAGCGACTTTCGGTAAAATCGACCACTGGTAAGAGAGGAAATACTAATGAACGAACAAATTTACACTTCAATGATTCAAGACATCGCAAGTCAGAACGCCAATTTAACGATTGAAAAAGCCGAGTTTAAGGCTCGCTTGCAGGCGACTGTTAGCGAACTTGAGCAAGTTAAATCACAACTAGAGCATTATCAAAGTGTTCTAGCGTCTGATTCAGACCTTAATGACCTCTTTAACGAGGTAGCACAGAAAGGAGCGGATAATGAACAAATCTAATTTCAGTGTCACATCCAGCTATCTAACCAACCCGACAACAACACGGATTGCTGTCCAGTCCAAAGATGGCTCGACGTGGTTGACCCGTGATGTTCCGGGCGACCACACAAGCAAGACGGATGAAGCTAAAATCCAGCTTATCTTGGATATCTTAGCGACTGAGTTGGATCCTGCAGGAGCATTGGCACGCTATCAAGCTAAGTCAGAGAAATCTATTAAAGACCTTGACAGCCGTTTGAACTTAGCTGAGAAAGTCGCTGAACAAGGCGAACTAACTCGTAAAATCGCTAACGTGTCCATTCTCAATGCGGTAATGAGCCAAAATATCCAGTACGGCACAATTTACAAGCAATATCTGGAATTGTTGCCAGTCGCTAAAAAAGGCGATGTATTCAACGCTGGGGATATCTTTGCTATCGAAGCCTCGGACCACGAAGAAGTGGACGGAGAAGGCAAACTGGTACTTATCCAAGTTAACAGAAGTTTCACTTACGACAATCAGCCGTTCGCTGATTTCGCAAAAGGTGGCAAACTAGAAAATAACGGGGTTGCTACAGCATGGCTATTCAAACCGAAGGAGAATTAATGGCACAGAAACCAGACGGCATTTTTGGGCTATTTGATGTAGTCCGAGACTTCTATGCGCACGGTATTGATGAGCACCCGTGGGTTCTCTTTCTTGTCATCGTCATATTCTCAGACATCGCTGTGGGTGTTTCTAGGGCTTGGGCTGCCCACGAACTTTCGAGTACAAAATTTCGCAAAGGAGCAGTCAGCCACACAGCGATGATTGTGTTTGTGGCAATATTCTATCCATTTGCAAATTTCATGAATTTGACGAGCATCGTTGACACATTCATTTTTGCCATGATAGCAGCTTACGGCTCTAGTGTTTTGGCTAGTCTATCAGCGTTAGGGGTTGAAATCCCTTATATCGACAAGTATGTTAAAAAGAATATCGATAAAGAGAAATTCTTTCTGAAAGAAGAAAAGGAGAAAAATGACAATGATTAATTTTAAACTACGTTTACAAAACAAGGCTACTCTAGTAGCTCTTATCTCAGCGGTTTTCTTGATGCTGCAACAATTCGGGCTTGAAATCCCGCACAACATCCAAGAGGGTGTGAATACATTCGTTGTGATTTTGGTAATTCTCGGAATCGTTACCGACCCAACAACCAAGGGTCTTGGAGACAGTGAGCAAGCATTGGGCTACCACGAACCAAAGCAAGACTAATCGAAGGAGAATAAATAAATGAGTAAAATTGAATCAAGCATTGCACGCATGTATCACTTACAATCAATCCCTGTACATTATGACATGGGTGACCGTTACGGAAACGACGCTGACGGAGATGGGCGCATTGAATTTGACTGCTCATCAGCAGTAAGCTATGCGCTCGAAATTAACTTAAATAACAACACAGAATCACTTCAACAAGCACTACCAGCAATTGGCTATGCAAAAGTGTTTGACGCTGTAGATGGCACATTCGATGGCCAGCGTGGAGATGTGGTAATTTGGGCACCTCGTGATGGTTCAAGCTCGCTCGGTGCGTTTGGCCACGTATTGATTATGACTAGTGATAGCACGGCTATCCACTGCAACTACGGCATGGACGGAGTGACTGAAAATGATTATAATTATATCTGGGATCTAAACGGTCGTCCTCGTGAAATTGTCTTCCGTGAGAGTGGAACACCTCTCCCTGCACCAGCCCAAAGCGAATTTGAGCGTGAATTAGATGTTAATACCCGCTTAGAGAAGTCAGACAAGCCTTATTATGAAGGCACTCTTACCACTGACTACTACGTTGAAGCTGGGCCTCGTATTGACAGCCAAGACAAGGAATTCCTCCCAGCAGGCACACGAGTACGTGTATATGAAAAACTAAACGGCTGGTCTCGAATCAACCACCCTGACAGTGCGCAATGGGTTGAAGACCAGTATTTGGACGATTGCACAGATATGTAATTAATAGACCACGAAAATTAAAATAACGAAAAGGAGTATATCACCTCCCCTCAAACTGCAATAGGGATATCATGGCAGTAGTGGTCGAGCCTCAGCGTTTGCTGGGGCTTTTTTTATTTGCTATAAAATGCTATAAAATGCTATAATATACATGAAACGACAATCCCCCTGCATCCATTATGGACAGATACGTTCTGACGCAGGGCTTTTTTTATGTTATAATATATCTATCCATCATAGGCAAAGAGCCATGAGTTAGTCTCATAGCTCTTTTTTATATTTGCCAATCTCTACGATAAGTGATATCATAATTTCGGAATACTTGGCGTTATTTCGATAAATTTCTCGAACTGCCCCGGCTTTATGCCGGGCTTTTTTATTTTGCAAAAAAACTTAAATTTCTTTGTAAAAGTGTTGACAATATATAGTATATGTACTATAATATAAATGAAGATAAGGAAAGGGAGAACAAAAGAAGTTCTCAAGGTGAAATAAAATGGCACTAACACAAACACAAATCAACGAACTTGTTGCTGAGTATAAAAAATACTACGACGGAGAAGAAGAAGTTACTGAAGAAAAAGTTCTCGAAGATTTGGAAGGATACATGAAAAACTTCACAGATTACGAAAACATCGAGGATGTTCCTTTTGAAGAATTAATCGACTTCATTGGATAATTCAAAGGAGTAGCACAATGGACGCACAAACAAAAGCAACTAAAAAATGGAACTCGCAGAACAGAGAGCATCGTAATTACTTATCAAAGCGTTCGTCCGCTCGTAGCTTCATCCGAAACCACGCTACGGGTTCGGACTTGAACGAGCTAGAGGAACTGATCGCAGAAAGAAGGGACGCACTCATGACTGATACAGAAAGAGAAATCAAACAATTAATCGAGGATGTATATGCCGATGAATTGAAAGAACAATCTTGGGAAGAAGTTGCTGACATGCTAGATTTCTGGAGAGACAAAGACGGCTATCTACTCATGGAAGGCCGCGGCATGAAACCCATTGACGGCGTGAACTACGTGGGGTACGCTGACAACGGCGTTATCTGGGAGCGATAAAAAAGACTAGGGTTATCCTAGCCTTTTTGTGCCTTCTTAATATAACATTAGACATTTAATCTAAATAGAGGTACACTATAGATGGACTTTAACGTTCAATGTTTTTGTTTTTTTCATGCCGCTTGGTAGCATAGGCTACCAAGTCTTTTTTATGCTCAAATCAAGAATTTTAGTAACCTTGATTGAAATGCGGCTGTGGTCAAGGTCGTGGATTCTCAAGCAGAACTTTATGAAATGAAGAATAATAAGACAGCTAGCTTAGCTGCTCTTGTTTCAGAAGGTCAAATCACGCAAAAACAGGCAGATTCATACAATGATTATTATGCGAAACATGGTGGCGAAAGCCGCTCAGTGGCCAATTAGAGCCTTTACCTTGTTGGAGAGTCTGGTGACTCTAGCAGTGGTTGCCTTTCTCACTCTGAGTTTATCAGGCTCAGTCACAGGTATTTTTCAGCAGGTTGAGACTAATCTTTTTTATCTGCGCTTTGAGTACCTATACCGAGATAGTCAGCGCTTGGCAGCGGCGGAAGGGTCCAATGTTGAATTGCAGTTGTCCAAGGATAAAATCAGTAACGGAAAATCCAGTCTGGTGATTCCTAAAAATATACATCTGGATAAGGGGCAGACGCTAGTGTTTGATGCCAAAGGAGGCAACTCTAGCCTCACAAAGATTCGTTTTTCAAGTGATAAGGAGGTGGTGACCTATCAGCTTAACATGGGCAGCGGTAAATATAAAAAGACGGTCTCTTAGAGGCTATATTCTTATCGAAAGCTTGGTAGCAATGGCTGTCTTAGTACTCGTCAGTGGTCTTATCTTGGATCAGATCAATACCAATCGTAGGCTAATGGCTAGGAATCTCCACCAACAGGAGGTCTTGAGTGTGGCAACCATGGCAGTTCAGACCAAACAGGATCAGTTGACCTTAAATGGCATCACAGTGACGGTAAAACGTAGCCAGCAAGGTATCGCAGTTTATGAATCAGGAAAGGAGATTATTCATGTCTCTCAATAGCAAGGTTCGTGCTTTTACCCTCTTGGAATGTCTAGTAGCTCTATTGGTGATTGCTGGTTCAGTTCAAGTTTATCAAGGTCTGACCACAGTATTGGTGAGCAATGTTAAGCAGGTCAAGCAACAAGAAAACCAAGACTGGCTCCTATTTGTCCAACAAATGGAGGCAGAGTTAGAAGGTTGTCAGTTGGTAAAGGTAGAAGGGAACAAGCTCTATGTTAAGCAGGATAATCAAGACCTGGCTTTTGGCCTTTCAAGTGCTACTGATTTTCGAAAAACAAATGCTGACGGTCGAGGCTACCAACCAATGCTTTTCAATGTAAAAGCTAGTACAATTAGTCAAAATAACCAGATAGTCACCATCCAAGTGACTCTTAAAAATGGGCTACAAAGGAGTTTTGTTTATGCTTTTGAAAAAACAGGTTAGGGGAGGCGTTCTTCTCTACGCTCTTTTTATGGCTGGCATTTTCACACTTCTTCTGCATGTTTATCTGGAGCGGGTGGTTGCTAGCTCTAGACAGAACCAAGCACAAATGATCTCCAGTCAGAGTCGTCTCATGGCAGAGATGACCATGGACTTGGCGGACAAGGAAGCAGGTGCTTTTAGTTTCTCTCAGGGAACTACGACTTATGAGGTTAAGGACAAACAAGTGATTGTTAGAGTTGCCAGTAAAGGCCAAATCAAGACCTATCGTTATGTGAAGAAGCAGGAGCAGAAATAGAAATTCTCTTTCCTTTTTGATATGATAGAAGGACGGAGGAAATCATGAATTTTGAAGCAATTGAGACAGCCTTTGAGCTGTTGTTAGAAAATGTCCAAACCATTGAAAATGATCTTGGAACCCATGCTTACGATGCGCTTATTGAGCAAAATTCCTATTATTTGGGGGCTGAGGTAGCTAATGAAGTCATCATCAAAAACAACGAGAAATTACGTG